TCAGTCATGCTTCTCTCAAAGATTTTTTGAACTACTTCTTTTGAACTCATTTTACTCTCCTGTTTGAATTGATTCTAACAGAGAAATGAATTTTTCTTTTGACTCGAAAACCATGTCTCTGAATGATTTTTGTAACTCTGGTGGTAAATCATCATGTGCTTCGGAGAGAAGTGAAGCGATTTCGGGTGTGATTTCTATTCTTTCTTCGTTCATCAAGTCGAGTCGAATCACACTATTGTGTTCAATGGACTCGGTAATAACTTCAGCGAAGGCACTTTCTTCACTTACATCTTCAACAGTTTCCATCATTTTCGATGCAATTTCTTGTCTTTTTTCTTCTAAAACAAGATTAAGTTTTTCCGAGAGTCCTTCTACAAAAGAACCCACGAATGCTTCTTTGTCTTGCTCCATGACATTTTTTATGAGTTCATTATTCATTTGCCTTCTTCCTCTCCCTCTGGTGGTGCTAGTTGGATCTCTCCAGTTTTAAGTTCGTTTTCTATTTCTCCGAAGTTTCTTGATTCAGTCTCTTCGCTCATACCGAATATTTCTCTTCTTATGTATGAATTTGAGAAATATCTACCCACATAAGGATCCATGGCAGCAGCAACGGTCAATCTTTCTTTCATTAATTCAATATTTTTCAATTCATAGTAGTGAGAATCGCTTTGATATTTAAATCGAATTCTTGATCTGATCATCTCAAAATCTTCGATGCTCATGACTCCAGTTAAAGAAAGTTGCACTCGTAATGCGTCTAAGAACAGAGTCGAGAAATTGTCTCGAAGTCTTTCAATAAATTTCGAGAACTTCACTTCATCACGAGTAATCTCGGCTGATCTACCCATGTTAAAGCCATTTTCTGATTGGAGTCTTGATGGTGGAACATTCAACGCTCGGTAAAGTTTTTGGAGCATGTATTCAACATCACGCATTTCACCGAGGTTTGTGCCACCCGGCAGCGTGGTGATTTCTGTTCCCTTACCACCTTCTTTTCGTGGTAAGAAGAAGTCCTCAAGCATGTGGAAGTGATCTCTATCTTCACGAATATTACCCGTGGATTGATCGTATGTCAGTTTATTTCGATATCTCTTTGCGAGTCCCTCGATATATTGTTGTGCCTTTTGAGTAGGCATGTTACCAACATCAACATAGAAAATTCTTCTTTCTGGTGCTCTGGAGATACGATAAACAACAGCGGCATCTTCGAGTTGACGGAGCATGTTCAGGGGACGAATTGCTTTCTGAAGATATCCAACCACTCGTTTTGAATTTGCATCAATGATTCCAGAGTGACAATAGACGATAGAGTCTTTTGTTAATCGGATTCCGCTTGATCCTGTTTGATATGTCGCTTCTTTTTCAGTGTTGGTGTAAACATAAAATTCTTCAATTTCACCAATCTTGGGAATGGAAAGAATACCACCGTCTTGAATCTTGTTTACTTTTCTAACTTTTCTAATTTTCAGAGGATCAATTGGACGCATCTCCTGAATTCCAAGAGACGGATTTTCTTCATTGATTGTAATGTAGTAAAAAAGTTTACTGTCGATATACCATCGTCTGTAAATATCATGTCCGTCTTTATTGAAGTCAAGTAGGTCTAAAATTCTGTCATACTCTAAGTAAACTCTACTCTTGACTTGCGGAGGAAGACCAGTCTCCTCTAAGTCAATTTTAACTGGCTTTCCATCTTCACCAGAAATAATTGATTCATTTACAATATCCTCAATGGCCATATCAACCTCTGGATATAAGGCCATTGATCTGTATCTTTTAATAAATTCCTGCTCACTTTTTACACTACCCGAAAAATCAGCATATGAACTCATGAATCCACCATAGATAGATCCAGAGTCCATTTGATAGGAACCGTCATACGAATCGGGAGCCACGATGTCGTTGACTCCCGATTCTAACGGTGTTTGATTTCTTGAGATTGTAAAACCAAAAATGTTTATTGGCATAATTAACTCCTCACAATTGTGTATACATTATGTAGGAGTCATTTCTCTTTATCTTAATCCAGAAGGAATTGTATTACTTGATGATGTTCCGCCTGTTGTGTAGTAATCGTAAGCGATTGTAACTGGGAACTCAACAACGGTGTCGATTGCATCATACGATAAATCAATCGCACCAACTTCAACTGGCCAGCAGTTACTAAGAACTGCTGTTTTAAGTGGGGAACCTTCAAGGTCAAAATGTTGAATTGCCCAGTCGGTAAGACCACCATTTGCCGTATCTGTCCAGTTTGTGTCTTGAGTATTTTCGGCTGGATCGTTAATCAATATGTTCCACTCTTGGAATCTCTTGTAGATGCTTCCTTGTGCATCATCAAGAACGATGATTTGCCATTCGAGATACTGACGATCTCCGGGCACTTTCGCAATTCTACCCCTGAAAGGAACAGGAATAATTCCGAGTGTTGCTGGTGGAAACTGTGCTGCTTTCACCAAGAGTCTCTCGTCTTGCAACGGACCACCTTCTGTCATAAAAGATGGGAACGCTCCATAAACTGAGAACCTATTCTGACGAGTTCCACCTTGGAACTTTTCTCTAAAGTCATTAATTCTTGTCGTATTATCTGCCATCTTTTACTCCTTAAGACGTTGCTGCGTCACTCAGTGTTCCTGAGATATCATCTGCTGTGTTCTTGTTAGTGAATGTCAATTGAATGAAGTTAATTGACTTCGATGGCTTGATAAAGATGTCTGCGTTAAAGATGTTTGCATCAACAACCGCTGGTGGGTTATTTGATTCATCACAGACCACGTTGAAGTCAAAAATTCCTCTTTGTGCTTGGATACTTCTAAGAATTGCTTGACACTGGAGAGTAAAGTTTGTTCTCGTTGTATCATCGTTGAAGTCAAAGAGAATCTCTCGTGACAAGGCACCAATCACCCGCTTGAGATGAATGAAAAGTCTTGCAACGTTTACTCTACTGAATGTGCTAGTTTGCACTGTCTGAGTTCTGTCACCAAACAAGAATGTCCCTTCTCCGGGGAAGGTAACAACTGGGTTGATACCAAGATCATATAATTCATCTTGTTCTGTTGGTGTTGGATTATTTACCAGACGAACAACATCCAAGATTTTTCCTCGACGAAGACCTGCGGGTGACATGAACGGATTGAATTCTCTTTCAGTTCTTGCGAAACAACCTGCAACGTCGGGTGTCAGAGCGGATGTTCTCAGAGCAGAATCCGCTGCTGGGTTTCTCTTATAATTCAAGTGTTTCTTGTAACCAAACACAAAGAATTGTGATCGTGAAAGTTCTGTGTTATCCGTCAGGGCAGAGGTCTCATAACCATCATTTAAGTCACCCGTTCCACCAGCAGTTGGTCCGGAGCCACCGGCTGGGTAGATACCGATTGTGTTGTGTCCCCTAGCGTTCAACGCATTAGTGATTGTGGATTTCATGGCAGAACTACCCTCGGTTGCAAAAATACATCCGAGATTCAAATCTTGCATGTTTTCTAAGGTTAATCCCGCAACAATTTCACCACCATAAAGAAGATAGTTTTGAACGGCATACCATTCATCAGCGGTTCCGCCAGTTAACGCATCTGGGTTTGCGAATGTTTTTCCGGCAGGATCGTTTCCTTGCAAGAAGGACGGATCTTGAAGTCTTGCCACCCAATTTTCAATGCTATTTTCTCGAATAAAACCGTTTTCTCTTTCAGTTGTCGTTCCAAGTGCTGTCACTAATTTATTGTTAGATGTCGCATATCCAGCCAAGAATGGTGCAGTTCCTTCGCTAAAAAGGTTAACAAAACTATCGTCAACCACCTTAACAATAACTCTTGCACGACCTGAGTTAATTATTTCTATTGCCATTTATTTTCCCTCCGGTTGGTGTAGGTGTTCGAGATTATTTATGATTTTTGAAATTTAGGGAAACCAGCGATCTTCTCCGTCCCAAACCCCACCTTTTTCACCATCAACTGATGACACAATCCCAAACGGCATAACTTCGTCTTCAAGTCGTTTAATTTCCTCGTCAAAAATATCAATCCGAACATCAGTGTTGGTCAAATCCTTGAAATAATCCTGACGAGTCAACCAAGCAAAGAGAACAAGTGTCATCACCAAGTCATCGTTGTGCCCTTCATCTGCTTCGTATGACTGTCCTTTTGCCACGAATGTGATGAGTTCATTCACGATCTCCAAATCTTCGACAATCATCTTGTCTTGCTCGATCAAACTTTTGAGAACAGAGCATCCAAGTTTTTTCACAACACTTGTTGTTCGCACACCCATGTGAGTGTTTGCTCCACCGAAACCACCAGAGATTGTTTGTCCTGCTCTACCTCGGAAAGCACACATAAGAATGTTTTCATATTCCAAGTCACGGTGAAGAACATCCGCAACCTGTCCACCGATGTCGTTGATTTCGATGAGTGTCTGAGCCATGTTGTATTTTTCGGCAACCGCTTTGATCACGGTGGGATAAACCATCGGTGAAATAATATTATTTCGATACTTTGCAACCACCTTGTATGGAGTCTGAGTAATGTCCGTTATGGTGAACGCACTGTAATCTTTACCCTGTCCTCGTGCGGTATCGACGACACAGACATACTTGTGGTTTGCCTTTGGTTCCTCATAAATGTCCAGTCCATCCTTGTTTCGTTCGATTGGATTCACCCAAGACAGAGCGTGAAGTTTAGATGAGGATATCAGAGTGTTTGCAGAGCCAACAAAGTCACATTCAAATTCTGTT